TCAAGTCGCCGGGAGGTACTTGTAGATTGTTTTCACGTCTACACCTATCACATCAGCTACCTGCTGCCGGGTAGCGCCGTTCTCCAGCATTCTGCGGCACCGCTCCACCACTACTTCAGTCATTACCCGCCGGCGACCGCCAATACGCCCCTGCTCTCTCGCCGCGGCTAAACCAGCTCGCGTTCGTTCCACTATCAATTCGCGCTCCATTTCCGCAAGGCGCTCATGACGTGAAAGAAAAATCGGCCGGCTGCCGTACTGGTATCGATGCTATCGGTCAGGCTTCGGAAGTTCACCCCGCGAGTCTGCAACTCCGATACCAACGAGATTAAATCCCGCACGCTTCGCCCCAGCCGATCCAGTTTCCAAACCACAAGCACATCACCCGGGCGGAGTCGCCTTAGCGCGCGTTTAAGCCCTAGGCGCCGGGAGTTTTTCCCACTGGCTGTATCTTCATAAACCAGCTCACATTCTGCGCGAATCAGCGCTTTTTACTGTAAATCGAGGTTCTGGGATCTTTTTCAGACGTAGCAGCCTGTAACTTTATCGATAGGGAGCAAATAGACGGCGAACGGGATTTCTGCTTTGATAGTAGTGGTCACAATGAATTTTACTGTTTACTACGTTTACAGGTAGCAATCTGTATTTATGGCCGCAATATTCACAATATCAATCTAAATAGTATCAACTCAAAAGGAAATTTTGATGAACTATCACCGAATCATTGGTTCAGTATTTGAAAATAATGATGTAGGGATCCATGTTACTGAAGGTCACTCTTTAGTCAGCATTGGCAATGTTTTTAAAAATAATGGTGTAGGATTTTCGACCGAAAGTGGTGCAACTACAAAGGTCGTAACCTCTCGTAAATATGATGAGATCATTAGCCAATTTAAATCCTTAGGGATTCCGGAAAATGTGCCAGAGGAGTTGCTCATTGATTTAATCAATAAACTTAAAGAAAAACAACATGAAAGCAAGGCGGTTAAAGAGGAAGCGATAGAACAATCTGGGTTACTACAGTACTTGCCTTCAGTAGAGTCAGGAATTGGCATTATAAATGGGTTAATAGAACTGGTTAGCAACTTGAGTAAATGAAAATCATGCGGGCGAAAATATTCGCCCGCTTAGAAATTTTGTTTAGTTAATTATTAACCCAAGAATTGACGACAACTGCATCAGGAACGCCGCCGCCATACTGGGTATTGATGTTGTTCAGTTCGGCAGTCACAGCCTCTTTAACTGCAGCATCGTTACCCTCTGACTCGATCGCCAGCGTGCCGGAGTAGATGACCTGACCATTTTTAGCGGCCTGGTAGTTCGCGATGTAGCTTCCCATAATTGCCCCCTTAAATGGTTTTGCCTTTCAGTTGATAGTAGTTTTTGTAGTAGGAGTAAATCGTTGCTATCTCCGCATCGGTCAGCGCTCTGCTGGCTACCAGCGCAGCCCTCATAAAAACAGAGCCTGTCGTCGCAGCATCAACCGACGCCCCCAGCAGGATGTTTGACGACTGCATGGAGTACGGAACAGAGGCGGCTGTCGTTGTAGTCTCCTGAGCGGTGCGCGGGATTTTCATTTTGGTGAGCATCGAACCGCTACCGTTATCGCGAATGAAGCGACCGACGACCATCTCGCTATTACCCGTCGGGGCGCTGTTGGCGATAGTCGCCTGCTGGGCGGTGCCGGCAGCTGTTAGCCATTTACTAATCCAGGATGCTGCTGATGTCTGAATGCCGCGGCTGCGCTGCGGTGCATTGATTTGCACCCTGCCGATAACAGCGCGTATCGCCCCCGGCCAGTCGAGAATAGAAATTTCAGTCAAATCGTTGCTGTTGTAGGCTGAAATATCGATGTTGCTATTGAGGTAGTTCCCCTCACTCATGGTGATACCAAAATCTCCAAGCGCAGGGTTGCCCACTGCAGTCATTGCCGGACCTACCCGATTTCGCGTCAATGACCCCGGGTCGTTAACATCCCAGTCGGCCTGTAAAATCAATCCGGGGATCAGCGTCGGGAGCTGAGTGATATCGTTCGGGTACGGGTATTGGTCGAGGTAATAAGTGGCGTTAACACCATGATCAACATAAATTCGGGTTGCCATTAATTTTCTTCCTATAGCTGAAATGCGAAAACCACGAGGTCGTTATAAAGCGGGAGTCCGGATAGCGATGTTCCTTCCTGAGAATCACGAATACACCCACGTGAACCAGTCAGAGCACCGGGGCTTTGTCCGGCTATCCCTGTTTCGGCATAAGAGATGCGCGTGGCCGGGGTTGAATCAGTTTTAGTAATCACTAGATTTTTGCCACTCACGGCCACCGATGAGATGGTCGCTCCAGTTAAAACAAAACCCTGATTTCCAGGGTCAGAAACGCGCCCTGTATCGGAAGCAGGACTTCCTTTTCCGCCCTTAAGCGGAATAGTAATAGTGACCCCCGATTGCACAACCGCAGTTTCATCCGGCATAAGAGCCGTGTAAGTGTTGTCGTTAAGCCAGTTACCGATAACTGAGCCGATTACCTCCCCTTCTGTCCGATACCCTGCGCTTGTGAGGTGTTCGCCGTCGGAATATGGGCGTGCATACTGCGCGCTCGCCAGGTGTATAAACTCGTTGTCGCGAGCCTCCTGATATTGCGCAATGCCGATGGTATTTGTGCGGGTAGTGCCAGCGGCGCCGCCGTAAGGGATGACGTTCGAGAGCTGGCCGACAAACATATGGAGTGACTGCGTTTTCCCGGTTGCCGCGTTTATAACCGTCTCATACTGCGCGCGCAGGCTCTCCATCGCGGCACGATAAGAGGCGACAGTCGTTCCGCTGGCGGCGTTCTGATTACCGTGGATAAGGGTAAGGACGGGCACATACTCCATGTCCAGCTCTTCCGCCATCGCAACGGCCGCCTGAATCATTTTCGTTGCGGCGGTAAATGCAGCAGTTCCTGATGAGATCCCCGCAATATCTGTGCCTGAGCTGGCGGCGGTAGAAACCAAGACGGTATGTCCGGTTAGTTCGTGAATTTTATAGGCTATACCGCTGGAAGGAGACTCCTGCCCTGGGCGGGTGCCCACGTTTTCTCGTGCAGGAATGACAGTCTCCAGCAGAGATTCATCCAGGGTATCGTACTTTAAATCAACCTTCGTACCGGTCGAAAAACAGATAACACCATAATCAGCTGCAGAAACAATGGTTACAGGAGACTGGCTAATTGTTGAGCCGCCAGCTTCAAGAGACTGACCAGCACCAATGCTGTGAAGTAGTTTTTTCTTGCTTTCGCGCGCCCGGTATTTCCCGTCATACGTAGAGCGATTCGTCAGATAGCTGCCGCTAATGTTGGACAGAAAACGAATAAATTTAGCAAATGCTACAGGAGCAATATTTAAAATTCCTGTATCGCTCGTTATCTGTGTAACAGCGCCGTCCTGCACAGCGATAATATTGTTGTCGACTGAGGCGACCATCGGGTAGGTTGAAGTGTCACTTATCGGGCCATCTTCCCCCGCCTGTTCAACTCCGCCATCCGTCCTGTTACGTGTGTAAATCTTCCCGGTTGGGTCCATCCAGACTGAGGAATATCCACTTAAACTTTCATCGTCCGTTAGAAATGTGGTTATATTCCCGTATGTAATGCGGCCAGAAGCAGATATTTTGAATAGCTCTTCACCTGTATCACTCAAGGTGCAAACAAATCCACCACCGGGCATCTGAGCAAAAAGAATACCCGCGCCAATCATTAATGCCGGGAACTGGCTGATACCATTAGCAAACCGCCGATGAGTGGCCTTGCCTGTTTCATCCAAATCCAGTTGAGCAATATCAGGATAAGCATCGGTGGTAATGGCGGCGCCAGACGCCATTATCTTTGCCACTTCCTCGGTAATTAAAACCCGCAGAGCATCAACATATTCCTTCGAAATCATTATTTTGCCTGTTGGCTCCAGCGTACCTGCGTTGTTGATGATCTCAACAGCAAGCGCGGCAGCGTCCGGGCTGCGGTAATACGTGGCCGCACCCTCAGGAATATTAGTAATATCGGCCTGAGCCGCCTCAAACGTCTTGTACTGTTTGCTCAGTGGGATCAGGTTCTGCCGGGTTTCATCCACCAGTGCGGCGTTGTCTTCTTGCATTTTCCGCCAGGAGTCCAGTGGCTCCCCGCCACGATCGGGAACGGTGGCCGCCGGACCGTTCACCAGTTCGTCGGCCCGCTTGACGTTGTCCAGGAAAATATTGGGGTCTGTTGTCTGCCCCACGGGTGGAACATAGGCCATGTTTTTGCTCCAAAAAATAGCGTTCGCGCAAACGAGGGTTTGTGCGAAAAGAGTTAATCGGGGGTTTTAGTGGGTGTTACGCGACGTTGCCGAGGTAGGTGGCGTTGTCGTAGTCGTAGAAATCATCGCGGTACTGGCGAGCCGTCAGTTGGCATGTACCATCGGATTGCGGGGCAATCTCTTCGATAATCGCGTCGTATGTCCTGCGTGATGACGTACAGAAAATTAGTCGTGGCGGTTCAATGAATGGATCACCAAGAATGATATTTTCAAAGCTCGACAGCCAGGGAACCGAAAGTTCATAATCCCCCACCCGCGTTGCCACCAGCAATGTGGAGGCTGAACCGTCCTGATATCGTATGAGCGCACGCGGGTTTTCAAACGACCAGTCGAGTGGCTCAGTAACCGTAAACGTCGTTACCCCGTCCGTTGTGATCATTGCTTCAACCAGGCAACTAATCGTTTTGTTTCCGGGTATATCATCCGTCAGCAAAATACGATCGCCATAGTTATAACAAAGCGCATCGAGCTCGGTCGTTGTTGAATAGCTACGTCGCTGATTCTGATATTTCATCAGCCTACGCATGCCTATTTGATAAGCTTTATCCCGGTTAAGAACGCCATCTAACTTGTAATCCTCAATTTTGAAGGGGGTTAGATTGCCAGGCACCCGGCACTGTACCGTTTCCTCTGCCCACGTTGTGCCATTGATATACGTCACATCAACACCGTCGTAATCGTCATCTGACGGTGGGGTGAAGGCAGTCTGCAGCTCTTCGGTCATTTCATGCGGGCTGATAATCCCGGTCCAGGGCTTAACCCCTTCCCGCCCGACAGAGGCAAGTCCATCACTCAGCAGGAAATACGATTTCCCGGCGTTAGCAATCTTCTGCAGCATTTCCAGCGCGGAAACGCTGTCACCGGCGGGGAAATCAAAATACTCGCCGTTCGGTGTCCAGACCGTCGATTCCAGCAGGTCTATTGCCTCTGTATCCATATCAAGACCAAGGGACTTGCCAACGTGATATAACGCTCCGGAAATACTTCTCGCTGCGCCTGTATCGTAAATTCGCGTCGCGACGACATTCACACGTCGATCAGACTGCGCCGCCAGCTTCCCGCCGGTTTCCACCGTCGCCGCCAAAAGCGTAACGCCAGCATAGGATGATGGCCGAGCCAATAGCCGACCACGCAGCGCCTGCCAGTACATCGAGTCGCGTGCGTTGTTCGAACCCTGCTCGTTCCGGCGGCGGCAACGCACTTCAACTAGTCCCGTCGTGCTGAGATCAAAGCGCTCAGTAAACCCCAGTCCGTTGACGTTCTGTAGCGCGTAAACGCCCTGCCGACTGGTCCAGCCAGAGCCGGAGCCATATACCCGATACTGAATCTCCCATTCACAATGGCGGATGCGTTTTTTGCCTTTGCTGTCGAACCCGCAAATTCCCGACGGGAACGAGAAATTCACTTCAAAGGCATCCACAACTTCATTTTCAGGACAGACAAGAAACGGTCCCATCCAGGTATTATTGTCATTGATACCTGTGGCCTGGTAATCGATCATCGTGCGCGGAGAGAAGCCGAGCCAGGATGGATCTATTACACCCTCAATTACACGCTGAACCGTTGCCGTAGTGCCGTCGGCATCAGCGATCCGATACTCGTTACCACTATGGGCCAGGGCAAGCCGCTGCGTACCTTCAGGAATACCCGAGAAGGCCGCACCTGCAGCACTTCCATAGTCCCCGCTCCTTGCACCACTCTTCGAGTGTTATGCCTGTCTTGGCATGATCGGACAGGAACCGTTGCTGAAGCTCGCCCCAGTCCGACTTTGCCATTGCTCCCTCCAGAAACAAAAAAACCCGCCATGGCGGGTTTCTAATAACTCAACTTGTTCTCAGCTCTTGGCGATAGCTGCTTGAATAGCATCTGCAAGGTTACTAATTTGTTCAGACACAGCTTTCAAATCATCATCTACTCTAGAAATGGTGCTTGCTCCTGTATTACCAACAGAGGCCTTAGCTATTTCCAGTGCTGCCTTAACAGCCAACAACCTGTCACGATCCTCAGAACTTTTTACCGTATAGTTATCTAACATTCCAATCCCCTATAGTTGTCCCGGCCACTATGGCAGGTAACATGATGTAAATGGGGATTCCATGGGAAATAACAAGGACATTATCACAGGCACTCATTGAATGCCTGCTGTAATGCCCTAGCTGGACTGCTCGGCAGCGGTATCAAACAGCGCCAGCGCTTCAGTCGCTTCCTGAATCGCTTTGATGGTCTTAGCTACCACTTCCGATTCGGTTACAACCCGGTTGTACTGTTGGATGAAAATCTGATACTTCAACTGACTGTCCTGTACGAATGCAATCGCCTTAGCAGCGGCTGCTGTGTCGTAGTTCAGGACGGAAAGAAGGTTAAGGCGGATTTGTTCTGCATCTGTGATTTCTGCCATTTCTTACCTCTGTGCGATGTGGGGAGCATTACCGAAGTCACTATTCGTAGTACCTTCTGTAATGCCATTAAAAAAGCCACCCGGAGGTGGCCTTTGTGATGACATTAAATAGCCCTACAGGGCGCATCTATCATAGATATTTTAGTCAAAAACACCGTTGATTACTGAAGTAACGATAGCCGTACTTAATGCGACTAATACCAAATCATCACCAACTGCTCGCCATTCATAACCAGGATAATATGGCAGGTCGTTGATCATCGATGCTGGAAGCGTTTTCTTTGCAATCCCCGGAGGTAACGGCTTGCCACGCACTAAGTTCTTAGCAATCCCCGGCGGCAAAGCCTGATAACCAACCAACCCGTAGTTCACCGCCAAAGAACGTGCTCGAGAGAAGCTGATGTCTGAGTCTACATGGTCTGGCTTACCGTAATTTTTACGATTTCCATGTTCATCACCTGACTTACCGTTCCCCTGAGCTTTGTCCCCGTGGTCTCCGCTATTCCCGTGGTTGCCACTATTGCCATGATTGCCACCGCCGCCGCTGTTACCATGCCCACCTCCGCCATTACCATTACCTGGGTTTGCGTAAACAGGAGCAGCAAGCACAGCAAGTGAAATAACCGCCGCCAGTGCAGTTTTGAGAGTGCGACGTTTAGACATGATAATTGTTCCTTTAGGTTAACTTGACGCCTTAAACATAAGACAAAGCAATACCCTTAACAATCTCATGTTTTCTTATTTTTGGAATGGCTCCTGTATGGCCAATAAAAAAGCCGCATCAGCGACCTTGGTCTTTGTTTATTTATTCGAAACTTTACTGGCTCAGTCACGTATAGAACCAGCCCAATACACCAATAGCCATTGCAAGCACTATGAAAATAATTGAAGTTTTACGCATGAGCACGCCATAAAATGCCAATGACATCCCGATACATAGAATTATCAGAACTGGCCACATGCTGAGTAAAAGTAATAAGTAAGCCTCAATATCGCTGTGAATAGTCATTTTTACCCCGAAAGAATCCGAAAACCTAACCTTCCATAGATCTTACACTTCATCATATGAGATCATGTAACTGCCCCTGATGTAATTCGGACATTATCACAGACACTCAGTGAAAGCCTGTTGTAATGCCATCAGCCGTTTTGCTTAGCATCAAACCGCGCCAGGGTCCCGGTAACAACCTTTCCTCTTCCAAAATTAGCTTTAGTCATTTGTTGCCATATCCCTCGCACAAAAAGCAAGTAACCACAGGGCAAGGAAGGTTATAAAGTGAGCTATCCCCTGTCCTATAGTGTATGGTTAGCAATCACTCACTAAGGATAAACTCCATGTCGACGCTCAAAGACAAGATACGTACACTCAGACCTTTAAAAAGCACCTGCCCTCACTGCTCTCGCCAGTCAACATACACACTATCGAGAATAAAAAATGATGTAACGTTAATCTGTCCCTACTGCGGAAACATTTTCCTTCCCTCTGAAAGTAAACCTATTAAGTAACTGATTAACTGTTCTCCTGAAGCTTGATCGGCACTTAGGCTTCAGTTCAGGTAAACGAAACTACTGTCCACTTTCAAGATTTAAACCGGCACTCTCTATACGGTGTGGAGAACATTATCGAGCCAACTCGCAAGGTGGCTCTGTAATGCCCTACTCAGCCGGGATGATATCGATGAAATACTCTTTACCCTGCTCAAACTGTTCTGCCGCTGCGGGGTTAGAGATGACCATCTGCAGTTGACCGCTAGGGGTATACTTCGACCAAGTTTCGTTCTCCGCACTGCCGGTCGTTACCGCCATCATATTAACGACAGCAGTAGAGTTGTCTGGCGATTTATTGATGCTGTTACATTGAAATTTTGCACGTACAGTCATTGGAACTCCTCGGTTAGTAAAAAGCCCCGCTATTGCGAGGCGATTCTTGTAGCGGCTCTTATCTCAGCGCAGCCCCTTACTGCGTGCTGGATACTCAGTTGAGTGGGCCAGCGTAGAGATATATGGACTGACTGCTAGCAAGGCCGGCCTCTCCGGTAGTCGACAGAGCCATATCGACAGGAGAATGAAGAGAATGAGCATCGTCACCTCGGAAACTGCGTGCGGGAGACCGCCGCAACATCTCAAATAAACATTGACACACATCACATTAATGCAATACGTAGTAGGAATTATCGTAAGCCACCTAGGAGTAATCCAATGACTGACATAATCACGCTGGGAATCTCAGTAGTGTTTTTGGTTCTTGCTGTATACTTCCTCGTTGCTCATGTGCGTGGCAGACGCCGAGAGTATTCAACCTTTCGTAAGGATTTTCGTAAGAATAAATGGCGGTAGGAAGCGGTGACGATTGGTGAGCCGCTTTGACATGGCTCTGTAATCCCTACTTCAGACACTGCTTGCGGATGTAGTCCTGCTACTGGCTTATCGCCCGATAGTAGGCTTGCCAGCGATATTTATCTAACCGGAGTTGCCGAAGACATTGGGCTGTTTCGATATCAGATTGCAGGTCTTCGTCGCTGTCTTTGCCGGCGTCACTTGCCTTGCACGGCTGGGTCATCAAATCCTGGGATGGCGTTGGCAGCGTCGATGGCCTGCTGCCGCAGCTGCACAGCATCATCGTCAAACCTGCACACAGTACGATTCGGAGACTGGACATATTTCACCACGTCGCGGGTTATGGTTCGATAGATGACCCTGCCCTCTTCTGAGGCGGCAGCGGCCTTTTGCTCTACCGGCTGAATAGCTTTTTCGGCCTTCTCTTTCTTCTCCGCTGCCTGAGCGTTGATATGGTCAGCATGAGAGCTCCAGCCGGCTCGCCATGAGAAAACACAGCAAAGCAGCAAAATTACTACTGCGCTGAAAATGGCGGTTAAGCGGCTCATTGATCCAATCCCCAGCACGTCAACGCGCTTTCCTGGTCTCGCCGTTCGACCTGGCCATAACAGCCGGTGGCCTGCCCTTTTGTCAGGCGGCAGTCGCGGCCACCGTCTTTAATCCACCAGCGAATAGCCTCGCATGCACCTTTTCGGTCGCCGGCGTTAATGCGCTGATAGAACGTTGAGGGGAAACATTTTCCGGGACCAATGTTGTACGGACAGAAGCTAGCGATACCGACTTTCTGCGGCGGGGTCAACGGAACTTTGATGTTCTGGTCGACCCACGTCAGTGCCTTGTTGCGCTCGATGGCGTTTACTTGTCCGCATTTGGCCTGGGTTAACTTCATGCCTTTCGTCACGGGTTTACCGTCAATGCGGGTTGCCCCCCGACAAATCGTCCAGAAGCCGGAACCATCACGGTATGACGTCAGGCTGTTACCCTCTTTCTCGTTCAGAAACTGATCCATCAGTACTGGAGCTGAGGCGCCAGCGGCAATCAGCGCCAGCATGGCCGCGCTGAGTTTTGTCTTCAGGTTAGCCATCTTAATTATCCTGTGGAGGTGGGCCGCCATAGCCACGATCGAGAGACTGCTGATACATCTTCGTCCAGCGGCGCTTGAAGTAGAGATTAGTCAGGTAGGTAGCGACGCCAATTATCACGCCGCTTGCCAGAGCAATAAAATTCCAGTCCAGCCCATGAAACCAGTCATAGGTTTTCGCCAGTCCGGTACATATCAGGCCGCCTGACGTGCAGTACGAGGCCGCCGAGAAGATTTTGTCAGGCATTTTCATAGTCTCTCACCTCCGATATACGGATGGCGCTGTGTTTTAGAAAGGGGTCAAGCTCACGGGCTGGAATAACAACAACACGCGTCGAGGATGATTCCCGTGAGCCTGAAATAGAAAAGCCCACGAGTTAACGTGGGCTTAAATTGGGGTGTGGTGCTGAGTGCCTCTCAGTAAGCCTTTGGTCAGCAACCATGGCTTGCGGTCCGAGTGAATCATAAGGATTCCATTTAAGCTGTTTCCGCCCCTCCGCATAGGGGGATTCACCACATGCTCAAATTAGCTGGGATAGTGCGAGCTCGTCAATACATTGATTTGCTGTAACTAAAGTCAGCTTTTATAGATTGCCGTACGACGCTATGACAGGGGTACTGATGCATTGCATCTCGCGAGCATCCCTGTCGTATCGCCGGAAAGCAAAATACCGCCATTTCTGACAGGATTTAGAAGATTAGGCGGTGTGTCGAAGTGACCACCCCTAACAGAGTACGATAGTTTTTGCGTACGCGTTAGGGTTTTGATAAAATTTTTAACCATATTAATTTATTCTTATAATTCGGGATATATAATGGATATTACTTGTTTAGAATGTGGCAATGTTCTTGACGACCCCACAGTAGCTTGTGATAAATGCGGAGCCACCCCCCATGTTGTAGTGCTGGACAAACAATCATATTTTCCTATTGGTGCTGTTACAGCAAATCTCGAAAAAAACGATTCAAGAGTATTTGATTATCGATTAGGCGAAGTTTGGGATCTAAAAAATGAAGTCGCATCTGAATTCATAACCAGGATAGAGAAAAAATTTAGCCGAAAAAACAAATTCCATAATTTTCTTGATTCAGATAGCACCCCCTTCTCAATCCCAATAATTCTAAAAAAATACATTAATAAAAACAATGAATTCACTGAGTTATCCAAAACCATAATCGACAAGCTCAAGTATAATGCTAATAACGAATCGAGAGTTGCCCAACTTCAGGGGGGGTGTGTTGTTTTCATCCACTACAGGTCAGCTGAGCCAGAGGATTTGGGTAGACTTCTAATTGTAATGGTTGATAAACAAAGCGCCTATGATTTTGATTCGGATAAATTGACTCCAACAAGACTAAATCCAATAAATACCGATGCTTTACGACAGGCTGCAATGTTCGATTTAACTTTATTTGAAGCTAGCTATCCAGAAAACAAAGGAGACTCATATGTCCATTTCTTGCAAGGCAAATCTAAAAGCGATTTTTTCAAAGAATCATTAGGTTGCCGACATGATTCAGACAACAAAAGAAGTATTCAACAATTATTTAGCGCTATAGATATTTTTGCCAACAAAAACTCACTTGGTCGTGTACTGCGTGATATGATTGACAACGAAGTCAAAGGCTTATTAGATAAAAAATCAAAAGATAAAAGCGGAAATAAATCCGTCAAGATTGAAGATATTTCTAAAATAATTGACCAGTGCCTTATTGATACACATGAATGCAGGGGCACATTTGTCGATTTTGTTAATATAAATGGTTTCCAGATTGACCCTCAATTTGAACCCACCCCTAAAGCTGCAGAGAGTGCACTTACAATTGAAGTGGCTGATAACGATAACAATTTTAAGTTGAAAATAATGCGTGGAGCTATTGGAGATGAAAACTCTAACAAACCTGTAATTCTCACTGACAATAAGTGCGAAGTTGTGATAAAATTAAGTCAAGCAGATTATGATGAACTCAAAAGATATAGAGACAGTTAATAATGACAATTGCTGATGACTTATCAAGACTAGCACAGGTTTTAAATGGGGCCTCAAGCAGAGTAGAGGCTTCCTATACTGTCATATGTCTTGAAGAAAGCATTATTACCGTAAATAGCCCTGAAATAATCAGACTATTACAGTCATTAGGTTATAAAAAGGCAACAGATTGCATTGAAAAGAATGAAGTTTGGCTGGATCGCCAAGCTTTATCCTGGAACGATTCTTTAATTTATGAGAATATTGAGTCCTTTTGGTCTAGAGTAAACACTCTAAGCTCACTTCCGAATAATTACATCATCGGAACACCTTTAATTTTCCCTGCCACTAAAAATGAAAGCATCGAAAAAATCCATATTTTCTTTATGTGGAAAGATATTCTTTCATTAATTTCCGATCATCATAATAACGATTGCTCTGTCTTATTTTTCACCAATGATAACAAAAGCTTTACAGTCGAACTTAAGCATTCTTTGCAATATAGTGAAATTGAGAGCCTATCTAACGCATCTCTTAAATATGAAATTATAAAGGAATTGTTCGACACAATAAAAATCAAAGACTTGCATAAAAGCGAGCGAAAACTTGTTATACGCTCGGCTATAAACGAAGTATTTAAGGCAAATAGCCTATTTAATTTCCTTGACTTACTTAACTCGACTGAGCACATTAGAAAAAAATATGACGAACTTTATGAGGTTTACACAAAGAGGTTTTCTGTAAATAAAATACTCAATGAACTCGATGAGAAAAATCTTGAGTTCACAAGTAAGATTAATGAATTTATATCATCTAACCAGACAAAAGCATTGACTATTCCCGGTGCGCTAATAGCAGCAGGTGGCTTAGTTAAGGCTAATGAAACAACCGAAGCAATATTAATTATCGTTGGGCTTTGGATGATAAAAAGAGTCAATTACATTTCCGTTGAGATATTCAATGAAACATTCGACAACTTACGTTTTCGGGTGGAGTCTGCTTTCGATAAGTATTTAAAGTTTGAAGAAAACAAAGAAATCAAAGATAGCGCAGACAGTATAAAGAGTAGCATTATAGGGCTGATCGATAAAGCTAAAAATAGGATGAGAACTGTTAAACATCTCGCATCAGCCATGTTTTATGGAGGCCTTATTTACGTTGGATATAAACAGTTCCCTGCATTTTTTGAAAAGTCGACAGTAAATCTATTCTATTTTTTATGCCATACACTGAGCAAGCATTGCTAGACAACCGTCAATGAATCCCATAGCCATTTGAAGTTCCTTGCGAATAGTTCCATCACAACATTTTCTTTTTTTCGCAATCGTTCTTAGCGAAACGCCAACAACGAAGTGAGCGATTATCAGCTCGTACTCTTCAGGTTTGTGCTTCTTCAATCGAGCAACACAACCATCAATCATGATCCCTTCGTCATCATCGCACTGTAGACGTGATTTTTTGCCATGTGGCAGTAGGCCTTTAAATCCTGCAGCGATTGGCTGCCAGTCAACGCCGTTACCGTCAGCTGCAGCCCACGCGCCCCAACGGTCTAATACTTCGTACATATCACGCATTGTTGTGTGCCCCTGTTTTATTCATGCTGTCGCTAATTTGCGTGCCCTGGGGGCTGAAGTGTTTGAGTGATGCTTCGAGTTTCATGCTTTCAGTAGCCCCTCTTTTTTCCATAAGGCCAAAGTCCTGAGCACACCTTCGGCATGCATCAGGCGCAATTCGTCGTAGGTGTAATCGGTGGTATTCTTTCTGCCGTCGATCAGGTCATGACACCCGCAGCAGGCTATTGCCGCTTGGGTATCATCAGGTTTGCACCCGGTACCACACGTTCCCGCCAGACGGTAATGCGCGAGAACACTGGTTTCCGGGTTGCCGTTGCAGTACCCGGGTATCCGCACGGTACATTCGCGGCCACGAGCCGCTTTGCGAAGGTTTGCCATAATCACCCCCACATCCGATTACGCCAGCGGGAATCCGGCCGCGGAGGGTTCTTGTCCTCAACCAGCTGCGCGCTGACGGTCCAGGTAATAAGGTCTGGGTTTAAACTGCGTTCAACCTTGATGCCCCGCTGCCGGTATTTAGCCACCAGCTCGTCTGCCTGGGCTGTTGTGCATTCGGTATGTGCGAACCATGATTTCTTCATAGTCCTCACCCCGCGAAGCTCAGTAACTGGTTTGCGGCGTTCTCGACTTCCATCTGGCTGTTGAATGAACGGGAGAGTATCCAGCGCCAGAGAACATCCAACGACGTCTTGTACAATTCATGGAATTCGGTGTCGTCCATGCTGGAGAAAGAAATGCTACGGGGATGTTTTTTTAGCGTTCCGTCCGGCAGTTGTATGGCGTCATAATGCCCTGCCTCGACAATGACCCACGTCCGATAGGCGTCAAAAGATTTACAGATGCTGATGCTGCCGGCGCGTTTCTCGGCTACGCGATCGAGGTATTGTTCTGCGGCATCAAGAAGGGCTGATTCGTTACCGCCATAGGCGGCTAGAAAACTGGCGTAGCCATACACAAGCTTGCGCTCATTGGATGAGATCGCTCCGCCGGTAGGTTCCCAGTAGTCAAAGCCGAGATTGAGTAAAGCAAAGTAGCGGCGATGAAACGCCGGGTTGCGGACGAGTTTATAGTCGGCTTCCAGGACGGCGCCGAGCCTGCATTTTGATTGCAGAAATTCGCTGGTCTCCTGCGTGGCGGGGATCAGTATGCCTTGTGACTGCTTTATTAGGTGCAAATGCGCCATCGTGATTCTCCGGTGGCGCTGCAATACTCCGATGCCGTTGTTCAGGCGGCAAATTGATTATGGCAAGTTTATATATGCCGGGTCAATTATCCCAGCTTCAATAGACAATTCTACAAACTCTTCGATGGTAGCTAGAAATTGCTTTTCGCTGATCTTTTCAAGGACGATAACCTGGTCACCATTGCATTTTATTCGGTATTCGCCACCTTTTTTGATTATACGAATGGCCTCTTCAATATCCATCGCCCCTCCCCGAGCTACATTCAGACTAAAAAGATGTCTGGCAGCTGCATCTGAGGGAAACGCTGTATGCGATGCTCTGACAAAAATGCCTGCTACCAACTAAAGCCAATTCAGTAAAACCAGTCGTCGGCACTTTCCCACGTTTCCTGCAGAATCTCTTCTATCGTTTCTCTATCGCCATCAATACCACCCAAAACACTCAGACTATCAGCCCCGGAGCGACGTACTGATAATTTGCAGTCCTCATACTTCTGGCTGAACCGCCGCAGCAGTTCAGCTTCAAGGGCAGGCTCAGCACCATCTGGCAACACCTTCTTGCGGTCGATTGTGATTTCAATTCTCATAGTAACCTCGACATCGATATACTGTATAAATAAACAGCACACCCATGCCGATAAATGTTCAATATCTTAAGAGAACGAATTGTTAACTTTTCTATCAGTAGTTGCATAAAAAAACCCGCCGTAGCGGGTTGAATTGACAAGGTTTATTTTTTGTTACGGCCGGACGTATCGAAGTAGTACGCGTCACTGGCTCGTGGTATCTGGAGCCTTGATCCACATTTGTAGCGCACTCACATTCCGTAAAATGTAAGAGAGTAAAGTCCGCTCCTGGCACACAGCAGACAAACACGTGACGCTGTAGGTCTCCTGAGAGCGAAAAGCGGACGCCCGCAAAGCATTAACAGGCGTCCGATATTTTGAAGTGGGCAGA